TCTGTCCCCACTCCAACTTTCTTGTGCGATTTATTATTTTTTTCAAAAAAAAGGGAATATATGACAAAGAAAATACAAAAGAAAATTGGTAGGCCAAGCAAATTTACCAAAGACCGAAAAGAAAGAATCATAAAAGCGATTCAAGCTGGCTGCACTTATGAGATGGCTGCAGATTATGCTGGTGTGAGTCGCAAAACTTTATGGACTTGGATCCAAAAGGCAGAACAAGAAACCGACAAGAATTATGAAACGTTTCTTCACGATCTAAAAAAAGCAGAAATCGATGGGGCAATAACACATCTTGGAAACATCCAACAAGCAAGTGTGAAAGATTGGAAAGCGAGTGCGTGGATGCTAGAGCGTAGACACGGATACAACAAAGACCGTGTGCACAAGACACAGGATGAAACTGTAGAACATTTGCCGAAAGACACACTGGAGATATTGCGACAACAAGCGAACGATTTGAAGCGTGGAATGACAAAAGCAGAACAATCGGAATCTTGGCAAGCGTATGCAGCATTGCAAAGACAATTGCTGCAAGTGATCCAACAAATCAAACAAATCGAAGCAGAGCAAGGCATGCAAAGCGAAATGGATGGCTTGACAGATGATCAACTTGTACAAGAGATAACAAATGCAATCATTTCGCTACCTCCAATCTTGCGACAACGATTGGAAAATGATATATCGAATATAACCAATGTAATTGCATTCAAGCAAAAAACAGTGAACGCACAAGAGGAATACAGCGAGGAATCCGATGATTGATGAAACCTATCCAACACCACAACAGAAAGCGATCCAACTATTGACAATCAAAGTTTGGTCGGAATCCCAATATCGTGAACTGATCAATACCATCAAAAGTATTTTGCGTGGAGAGGATCCGGAAAACCTCCGTGAAAAGTTATATCCTGGCAAGACAAATGAATGGTTTGCAATGTTGCTATTTGAATGTGGGGAAAAACAATGACAATCACAGCTGCACAACTTATTTTGTTGGGTGTATGTGGTGGAACACTTGGCACCAGTGCACTATTCATTTGGCTTGGCACCAAAGAAGATCCAACACAACAAATACTTGATAAGCAAACCGAAACCATCCAACAGATTGCAACATTACAAACCAAAGTGGATGCAGAAAAGATACAAATTCAAAAGAACTTGACCAATCAAGACTTGTTGGAAATACCTTGCAGTGCATCTTGGATGGAATCCAATAGCGATTTGCTTTGTCGTGAAATGTTCTGCAGAATGCAAACAAGGGAAGGTGCTGCAGCATCCCAAGATGAATGTGAACAGATTGCAAACGTGGCCAATTCCATCACCATCATGAAAGAGTGCAAGAAACTAGATCTTGAACAAGATAAATGTGCATCGATTGTATATCGGAGAAAATAATGAACTTTGGGGAATGGATTCGATACACACTAACCAAGCACAAGAAAAGCATGGCATGGATGGCAACCGAAATACAGGCAAGCCAATCCCTATTGACTAGATGGAGACAAGGATCGATTCCAAGAACCGAATATTTTTTGCGTGTGTGCATCGTGATTGCAAGGTTGGAAAAGAAACCATTGCAAGATATTGTTGTGCAAGGCTCCAAAACCATGGGGATCATTATCCATGTCGATTAGAGATGCTGCACAGACAATGCGAGTGCTCAAGGATCGTGCGATTAGCAATCCACTAGACTACTATTGTCCTACACCTCCACAGGAAACGTGGCTGAAGGATGATAGCAAGATCAAATTGTTCTTGGGTGGCAATCAGGTTGGGAAAACCACCACTGGATGCGTAGAACTCTTGCATCGATGCTTGGGAACACATCCATATTTGCGAACCGATCCACCACCAATCAGTGCATATTTGATCACACACTCACATCAACAATCGGTGACAATCCAAGAAAAACTGTACAATATGTGCCCAAAAGGTTCACTGCATCCAGACTGTGAATTTGTGGCCGGCAAGGGATTTCGTGGAATACATCCAATCGTGCGATTCAACAATGGCAGTATTATCTATATCAAAACAGCCAATCAAGGATTGGGATTGGCTTCCTTCACTGCATCATTCGTGCACGTTGATGAACCCGTATCCCAAGAAGTATGGGGAGAGATCGCAGCACGGACATTGCGAGGTGGTGCCGGTGGAAAAAGTGGAACCATTGCAATCACGATGACACCAGTTGGACAAGATGTGCGATACATGCAAAAACTTGTTGAAGATGGAATAATCTCTTGCACCAAAGCACCATTGACAGTGGAAGCCACAACACCCAAGTATTGCAAGCCAACACTGACACAAGAAACAATCGATAGAATATCCAACACATATTTGCCAATCGATAGGGCTGCAAGATTGAATGGTGATTGGGTGGTTGGTGTTCCAGAAGGAAGGGTATTCGACTGTTTTAGCGAGTCGATGATCTCATCATATCCACCACCACCGGCAAACTATGAAATGGCAGTGGGTATCGATCACGGTTCACAACCCAACACACAAATTGCAATCTTGGCTGCAATCAATATGCGTGACCCACAAAATCCGTGGGTGTATGTATTAGATGAATACATAAGTGGAGCAGCACCACCAGAAGCACACGCACGTGCAGTGCTTGAAATGCTGAATCGAAACGGTGTACAACCAGCACAATGTGTGTGGACAGGTGACAACGTGCATCGTGGTGATGCCAATGGTACAGGGAAAATGAGTAACTCATTGTTGATGCGTGCATTTGAAAGTATTTTGCGAATGCCACAATTGCCATTCCGAATCCGAACTATCAAAAAGCCAAGATATAGTGTATACTATGGGAGTGCAATGATACACTCCGTGATGGCCAGAAATCAATTTTTCATCCATCCCAAATGTTCACGCACAATACAATCGATACAGAGATGGACAATGAAGCAAACACAGAGTGAAAGATCACGTGATGAATGGGGCCACGCTGTTGATGCGTTGCGTTATGCCATCACTCCTGTTATAGAGAGTACAAGATTTACCACACCACAAATAACTAACTTGAGGATATACTAACATGTATGATACAAAGCCGATGAAGCCACTGGCAATGACACCATCAGAACAAGCAAGATGGGAACATTCTGGACTACGAAAAAGAATGATATTGGGTGCTTGGGAAAATGATCTTGAAGAAGAATTGGGCAGACACTTGCCACCAGATAGAAGGGAAGCATGGGGGCCAAGTGATCTATCTAGTAATCCATTTGAACAGATTACAAGACAACTATCGGTGTTGTACCATGAAACACCCACTGTAACCAATATGAATGGTGATGTGGATGTGCTTGTTGGTCGTGAAGGTTTGGTTACCAAAGCTGGATTGTGGCAGCTGATGCAACGCACTCAACAAATGGTGATTGGAATGCGTGAAGCATTTGTACGCATCGATGTGCATCCCAACCAAAATATGCCACGTGTATCCGGTATACAATATCGATTGGTTACATCCGATTTGGTATATGCAGAAGCACACCAAGATCAACCGGATGTTCCTGTGTACTATCAAGAATATCGATTGCGTAAGAATGCCAAAGGTGGATCGGTATGGGTGATTGATGTATTGGATATTCGTGACATGGAAAATCCATCGATGGCAATGTATGAAATCAATCAAGATGGTACAGTTGGTGCCGATGTATCAATGGATTACATGGGTGTGCCGGCCTTGGTTGGTGCTGCATATCCATATCGTGACAAAGATGGTGTTCCATTCTTACCGGTGGTACAATACCATGCAGAGAAAACCGGGCATCTTTGGGATGCGTGGACAGGTTCACAAATGGTGTATGGATCTCTTACATCTGCAGTATTGTACAGTATGTGGACACACTTGGTGAAATCTGCATCTTGGTCGCAAAAGTATATTGCCGGTCTTACTGTTGCCGGGATGAATGCAACCTCTCCAGGAGAGATTGCACGAAGGGCATCTGTTTCCACTGATCCATCATCGATATTGGTATTCCAAGCAGATCCAGATGCAACAGGACAAGCATTGGTTGGCCAATTTGGTATTGCAACTGACCCGGCTGATTTGCTTGAATCGATCACCAAATATGAAATGCGTGTTGCATTGAGTGCTGGACTATCTCCAAGTGATATATCAAGACAAAGTGGAGATGCACGCAGTGGATATGCTTTGGCTGTTTCCAAGAGTGGCCAAAGAGAAGCCCAAAAGAAATTTGCACCCACATTCAGAATGGGCGATGAAGAACTATTGGCCAAAACTGCAATGCTATCCAATCGATTCTTGGGCACCAATATTGCAGAAGATGGATATCGTGTCAGTTATCACAGCATGCCACTAACACCGGAAGAAATGCGTGCACAACGTGAAGATATCATTGCCAAAATGAATGCCGGCTTGATCTCTCCTGTTACTGCAGTGATGATGATGTATGATGATATGGATGCCAAAGAAGCACGTGAATATCTATTGCAGATTCGTAGAGAAAGAGCCGAGTTCCTATGAAACCCATGATATGCCAACAGTGTTGTGATCCGATGGATCACACCAAAGCAAAGGTTGAATGGCTTTCCACTTTCTATGAATGTTCATTGGTGGAAACCATTCGTGTTGTGCATCCAGAATGTGTATATGCTATGACACGTTCACGCACAATGGAATTGCTGAATCTTTGTGATCATTGGCTTCCCTTTTGGCAATTGGAAACCTATTTGGAAATTGCAAAAGAAAAGAAATGGGATAATAAAGATTTGGCAATGATTTTTTTCAAAGATTATATACAACATAAATATCAACGACAAAGTGAGGTACACAATGAAGACACTAAACCATGAAGGTGAAGAATACGTATTGAAAAGCGATATTGAAAATGCATTCAAAGAACGTATACAAAAATTATCATCCAGAGCAATTGCAGCTGAAGACCAATTGAAAACACTCCAAGATCAAATCGATACCCAAAGTGGAGAATTGGCCAAGGTGGAAAAGTTGAATGCACAATTGATGGATATGCAAACACAATTGGACAATGCCAACAACCGATACAGCAGACACACTGCAATGGCAGAAGCCGGATTCACAGATAGCGATATTCGTGATTTGGTAGAATGGCAATACGAAAAAGCAATGCAGAACAAGGCCAAGAAAGACCAAGTACCATTACAAGATTGGATCAAAGAAATCAAGACCAATCCAGATATGGCACCAATGGCATTGCGACCACACATCAAAACAGATGCTGTGACAACAGAAGCAATTCCACAAACCACAACACCAGTGGCCACAACAGAGATGCCAAAAGAACAACCGGTTATATTGCCACCCAAAACCAATGCTGGAGCACAACAAGCACCAGTGCAATCAACTGATATGTTGAAACGTGGAACAGAAGATTTTGAATTCTACAAAGCCAACCGTGATGCAATCAAAAAAGCATGGAGCCAACGATGAGTGAAAATTATAAAAGTGAAAATACCTTTCCGGTGATCAAGAATTTCAATGCAACACCATCATGGCTTGAAATCTTATTGCCAAGCAAATGCAAGCATGTGACAATCGGAAGCGATGAAAGTGCATTGTATGTTTCTTTCTATGGGGTTGATGGTGTACCAATAAACAGTGAACCACGATTCTTTATTGCCAAAGATGGATATATTTCTTTGAACCTGGGCAGAGGAACAAACCAACAAACAAAAATCTATGTAGCCACCAAAGCAAGTTCACTAGGGAAAGTGACATTGGTTATGGAAGAATAGCAAAAAACAAACAGAGGTACAAATGCAAGCAATCTATTTTCCGAGTACGGCAAATCAGCCGACAAGTTATGAATTTACTAACAGCGTACAAGTAACTGTGACCCACAACAAAGGATATTTTCCAAGTGTGCAAGTGTATATCAACAACACATTAGTTATGGCAGATGTAACACACATCGATGGAAATACTTTTGTTGTGACTTTCGTAAATGCAAAGACAGGTACGATATTAGTACGTTAGAATATGCTGATCGTTTTGATCACTTTACAACCAAAATCTAAATGGAGAAACCATGCAATTTTTAAGCTCAACAAATGTATTCGAAGGTGCAGTACAATTGAACCAAGCACCATCCCAAGATTCACACGCAATTACTCGTGGATTCTTGAAAGCCAACTCTGTTGTGGGCATTGCTGCTGACAGTGCAAACTATGCAGAACTTGTTACCGAATCCGGTGAACTCAAATTGAAATTGAAACC